TTGTAGATTATTTACGCGAAGACAATGAACTGGAAATGGAAAATGGATGATGAATCCGCGCAACGAATCGTTGCCATCCAAAATGATATTGACCAATTGCGCAACGATAGCGCACAAGTTGCTTGCAGAATCATTGCCATGGTGAAAGAAATGCAGGGTGCAGTAGAGCATCTTGCCCATGTTAGCGATCTATTGCTGCATTCGCTTAACGGAACGGAGTAATAACAAATGGCAGAGCCTGAGATTTCTTACAGTGTCGAACTGAAAAAGTTTGAAAATGGCAAGGAAGTTGACAGTATCGGAATCCACGATTACGGATTTCTTAGAGAACTATTGGATGAATTGGAAGAGGAAGTATTTAGACGCGAATGGCTTGATGATGAATTCGAAGAGGAAGAGGATGAAGGCGAAGACGAAACGAAAGGTGAAACATGACCGATGAAGAATTGATTGTTATACAGAATGAAATCAGAAACATGCGAAACGAAGTCGTTTTGCATTACCAAGAAATTTCCAGATTGCGTATCGAAAATGTTGCAATAAGTGAGGAGGTTCGCGGACTTCGTAACCATGTTGTTGCGATGGTTAATCAAACGCCAACGAAAGGGTAACAATAACAATGAATGATGAAAACGACAGGTTTCTGGAAGCAACCGAATCTGTTTCAAACACTCACATGGCCAGGATTGTCGATCTTGGCATTGAATTTATCCGTCTTGATAACGAAATCAAGAAAATGGAAAATCTTTTGGAGGTGCGCAAGAAACAATTCAAAGCCATTTCGGAAGCCGAATTGCCCGATCTTATGGCCAAGGCAAGGATGCAAGAATTTACGTTGCTAAATGGCTTCAAGTTGAAAGTTGAGCCATTCATTGCCGTTAAGCTTCCGAAAGATAATGCTGATGCCGCCGATGCTTGGCTCCTGGCGCACGGGCATGACGGGATGATGAAACACAATCTGGAAGTGCATCTTCCGCGCGGAGTTCCCGCTGATAAGGTTGATGCATTGAAGAAACAAATTGAGTCGGCTGGTTTTGACTGCGATGATACCAAGTCGATTCACTATCAAACCCTGGCTAAGTGGGGGCGTGAAATGGAAGCGGAAGGGGAGGTGATACCAGAAGACATTTTCGAAGTATACCGTGGCCAAAAAACAAAGATAACGGGTTAACAATGACCTTGAACCTAAAGGATGATCCTGAAATGTCTGAAAAGACCGATGTTGCAACCAATGCATTCCGCGGAATCAGTGAAAGTGATTTCATTGCCGAAGCGGAAAAGAATACTGGATTCACCAAAAACGAATCCATTATCCCGTTCACGCGCATTCTGCAAGCATTGTCGCCGCAGTTGGGCAACACTCCTGGCGCACAACCCGGAATGTTGTTGAACGTTGTGAGCGGGAAACTTACTGATGGCAAGGAAGGAATGTTTATCGTTCCGGTGGCGCATCAGTGGAACTATACGGAGTGGGTTGCGCGTGAGAACGGCGGCGGATTCGTTGCCGATTGGGGCGATGATGAAGCCGGTTGGCAGGCAAAGTGTGAGCCTGAGCAACGCAATGCTTACAAGCCCATAACGAAAGATGGCAACGTTATTGTTAAGGCTCGGCATTTCTTCTGTTTTCAGTTGCTGGGCAATAACGAGTTGGAGCGGATTCTGTTGCCGTTTACCGGAACGGGCTTGAAGATCGCCCGCCAATGGTCCAGCATCATGCAGAGTGCGCCCAAGATTGCCACTTCGAAAGGAATGATTGTTCCGCCTTATTACTACTATGTTTATCGTTTCTACGTCGAAGAGGTAAAGAATGCGCAGTATCGTTGGTTTGAGCCGCGCGTAAAGCTGCACACCCAAGACAACAAAGCCGTTTCGATTATGGATTATGCGGAGGGCGAAGAAATCTTTGATTACGCGAAACGGACTCGCGATGGGTTGCAGTCTGGCGCGTTGAAGGCTGCCAGCCAAGCGGAGGAAGCCGAGGCTTCAGAAGATACTTTTTAGCAACATGATTTTGATGAAGGATCGTTTCTAGGTAAAATCCCCTACCCCTGTCAGGAGCGTCTAGGATGGGCTCCTGGCGGGGGATGGGGCAGGATGGTAGGGCACAACCGGCCAAACGTTACAGGGGCATCAGCGGGCAAATATACAGGCTAAATGGCCATGTTGGGCAAGGGGAAGCGCCAGGAGAAACCGGCTTCCCCTTCCCCAACACAGCACAGGAGGCAAAGAAACGATTTATCAATTCGAATAAGTAACAATGGATCGAACATACATGGAGTTTTCCTATGAGTGACACTAAACTTGACCGCATCGAAATGATGTTGCGAAAACTAGATGCTAAACTTGACAGTCTAGAAACCAAAGTTGATGAATTATACGAAGATTACGAAGACGATACAAAAGAGCGGCAAACACTGTCCAATCCTTTTGTTGACGAAGAAACGATTGTAAAGAATGGGCAAAAAGTTCCCTATAATCGTTTGGATAGCGACCAAGTGCCGAAATTCCGCAACTTTCTTTCGCATGTCAGAATGAATGAAAAAGCATTCACGCAGAAGGAAATCGACTATTGCGGTTTCGCAGACAAAACGTTTAGCGATATTCGGATTTCTGATAACGCTAGACGTATCCTTGGGCAAGCGTATCAAAAGGCTTACGGTAAACCTTGGAGTTTTACCTTTGTGCGCGGCTATCTATACAAACTAGATGGCAATAAATGTTGGCGGTGGAGTGACGGTTCGATTGATTAGCTAAACGAAACGGGGAACAATCTAGTGGACGATCTATTACAAAAACAATACGAGTATAGACGCCGCCTTAGAGTCATCGGGCTAAGTATGGATCAAGTCGTTACCGGCTTGAAAAATATCATTGTCTTTACCAATCAAGATTTATGGGAAAAGGAAGGTTTCGGTGAAGCAAGGAAAGATGCAGAAGGGTTGTTGCTCCTGGCGGCAGGACTGGAATCAAGGCTTACAGCCCTAGATAATATTTATGCTTCATTCGTTCCCAACAACGTTGAAGCCAAAACCGTTCCGCCAGAGTTGCAACAGCCATGAACATCATTGTTTTCGATACGGAAACGACCGGTTTATTGCAACCAATGGCGGCAGGGTTGGACAAGCAACCCTACATTGTTGAGTTTCAGGCAATCAAACTTGATTACGATTGCCATCTAGGTTTCAGAACGATTGAAGAGTTAACGTTTAGATGCAAACCGCCAATAGCCATTCCGGAGGAAGTGACAAGGATTCACGGAATAACCAACGATGATGTTGCCGAAAGCAAACCATTTGCGGCACGATTCGCGCAACTAACATCGTTTTTCTTAGGTAGCGAAATTCTTGTGGCCCATAATGCAATGTTTGACATTATGGTGACGCATTGGGAATTGGTGCGCATTGGTAAGAATTTCAATATACCATGGCCACCACGCACCATTTGCACGGTTGAAGAAATAGCGAAACAAAAAGGCTTCCGAATGACGCTATCGGATTTGCATTTCGAATTGTTCGGACTGCGATTCGATGGCTCGCACACTGCCCACGCGGATTGCGATGCAACCCGCAAATGCTTTATTGAAATGGTAAGTAAAGGAATGATTGCGTTATGATTGCCTTGGCTCCTGGCGAAGGGTTGCCGTATGTTGATTTGCCGTATGGCATTTACATAGGCGTAACGAATACATACTTGTTCAATCGCAAGTATGACATGCTATGGCAAAACGTTAATGGGGTCGTTACTAAAATGAACCCAAAAAGAGTCATTACTGGCATCATAGAAACGAGATATTTCTATGAGGACAGAAACCCGCCATGGTCCAATGATGAAACGATGGGGCGATGCAAGATGGTCTTGCAAAAGTTTCTTAATGGAATCGAAGTTCGCGGCTATGGCCGCTCTTGGGGAGGGTGGATGTAGTTAAAAGCTATACAGTTTCCGGTTAATTGCTTCCCAATCCCTAACGACACTCATTCCGCGGTCGGTTAACTGCATCGTTTCATAATCTAACAGGTTTTGATCCGATGCAGAAACGACATAGGTCTGGAAAATATCGTTAACTTCCTCGCCAAATTCGTCTTTTATTGCTCTTTGAGATATAGATTCGTTTCGCTCGCGCTTGTAATGAATCAAACAGACAACCCACAACATAAATAGTCGATCTAACGGCTTCCATCTTAACCTTGTTAGCAACATGATATAATTACGTTTATGAGATTATCACGGATTCTGACGGCAGCTTGACTGGCTCCGCTCCTGGCGCGTAGGCTGGGGGATGCTAAAAATTTCCTGGCCCGATGCGGTCGGGCCAGGAGAGTTTATGGCGAAAAATAGCGCAACATAGTGCAACGGGGAACGATCCGTTACCACACTTAAACCGGAGGGGATCAAGTGTCAGATGGTATATATGACGAAGCCAGAAGCGATGCAATAGATAATTTCGTGACCGTTGCCCAAGCCTGCCACGGGCTACTAACGAAACAACATTACGCAAACCAACCAAGTAAATCCTATGACCGGGTAAAGTATTTTAATTTCTTTGAAGTAAACATTTGGACGCTAGGGGAACTTTATAACCTTTCCGTAAAGATGTTGTCTAAGCCTAAGTGTTGCTTTATTCGTTGCCGAGTCAAAGATTACAACAAGCGCAGACATGTGCTGCGCAGAGTGCATGATCGTGACGATGGCGAAGCAACGTTGATACCTTATCGTTGCAATTGGTTTGCCCTAGACATAGATGGTTTCGGAGTCAGTTGCGGCGATTTACTTGCTGATGCGCATCAAGTGCTCCTGGCGCTCGGGGCCGCTTTCCGCAATGCTGAATGTTTCGCTGTTGCAAGCGGTAGTTACGGAATCAAACCGGCAATTCACATGCGGCTATTCTTTTGGGCCGACAAGTTTGCCAGTAATGCCGATATCGGCAAGATGTTGCGTAACAATAACGCAAAAGTCGATCTTGCACTGCATTCCAATCCCATTCAGCCGATCTATACTGCGGCGCCAATTTTTGGCGAAGGCTTATCCGATCCTGTTGGGAAACGAATCGTTTGGATTCATGGCGAAACTCCTATAGTCGAAGTTCGTTCCGAAAACGTAAACTATGCTGGCCAGCCTGAAATTTTGTATACGAAACAAGAGGCTGACCGGCAAGCGGCTAAATATTACAGAAACATATCGAGATTACCTTCCGGTGATCGCCATACCGGCTTAATCCAATGGTGTTTTCCACTTGGTAAACTAGTCGGCCAAGGTCATTTCGTTCGTGAAGATGTTATTGATATCGCCTTCAATCATTGTTCGTTTTGGATTGGTAAAAGAGACACAAAGAAAGACATGGCCACAATAGTCTATACTATCGACAGAGGTATAGATGCTATTGAGAAACATGCTAACGGGGAAACGGACAATGATTGACTTTGATGCTACCATTGCCAAAGCCGAAACATTCGATTCGGTTTCAGATGCAAGAAAATGGGTCATTACCATTATTGGGGAATTGGTTGACCTTTGGGAAACTCCTGGCGGCGAGTTGCTGGCCAGAAGGTTGTTGAATCGAATTGTTGAACCTTTCAAGAGAAAAGGAAAGGGAGAATTTCTCAGAGAGATTGTTGGTTATATCAAGGAAGAAATAAACAAGCGGCAACAGGAGAAATTCGATGCGGCAACTGGTCACGATAACCGGGAAACCTTCGATACAGAAGAGGATGGCACTGTTGTTGCTTCGCAGCAGAACATCGTCAAAATCTTATCAGGTAACAAATTTATCGCTTTCAATTACGAATCTTTTACAGAGCGAAAGATATTCCGCTTTACTAACGGTGATTTGTGGAATAATGGGCTCGAAAAAGACAGGATTGAAATTACCTATCCGAAAGAGCATGCGGTAACAGGCAACAAAACAAATCGTTGGTATTACGTATCTGGCCATCTTCCAGAACTCAAATTGTATTTGCACCAATTCTTCCCGGATGAAAGACGGTGGTATGAGTTAGACGATGCAATTGATGTTGTATGCAAACGAAATCAATTCAATCTTTATCAGGATTGGATGGATAACGGTTTGCCGGAATGGGATGGAGTCGAAAGGTTTGATTTTCTCTATCGTCATGCTGGCGTATCGGACAAGAAATGGTCAATTACCCTGGGCAAGCTAATAGTTCTAGGTATGGTTGCGCGTTGTTATCAACCTGGTTTCGATTTCCGTGGCAATGTTATTCTGGAAGGGGAAGAGAATATTGGCAAGAGTTGGTTGGTAAAATCTCTTGCTTTCGATTACAGGTTTGCAACTACTTATGAGTTCACAAAGAATGGCGGAGAATATGAAGCGGCCAGGCAACTAAAAGGAATGCCAATAGTAGAGTTGGCAGATAAAGGTGGAATAGATAATAGGTCTTCTGACCAAATCAAATCGTTTCTTACAAAGACTCATGATACTAATCGGCGTATGCATTCGGATGATGTTGAGCATATACAACGTTTGAGTATCTTCGTTATTACTTGTAACGAATCCGGAGCGTATTTGAAAGGGGACGCTACTGGCGGCACACGCTTTTATCCAGTAAGATGCAACGGCATTATTGACGTTGAGGCAATTATTTCCGAGTTGCCGCAATTGTATGCGCAGGCAAAACAAATGTGGCTATCCGGCATTACTCCTAGGCCGACAGAAGAGGACATGATTCTGCAACGGCAATATATTGCTTCCAGGCAAATTAAACCTAATTATTATTACTATGCACTGGACGTTTTGAAGCTTCATCGTAACCAAATTGGGACAGAATGGGACCAAGGCTTTACTATGGATGAAATGATGTCTTGGATAGAAAACGAGCCTTGGTTCGTTTTGAAGCCGAAAAAGTATCATCGTGATGAAATGCGGAAGGTTTTGCCGGTCTATTTTAGTATTCAAAGCGATGTTAAGAAAGTTCCGGTTGCTTATCAGGAGCAATACAAAGTCGATACGTTAAGGAAATGGCGCTACACTCCAAAAGATCAGACTCCCTGGAACGAATTTCTCGATTCGTTGGAAGATTAAGTGCTCCTGGCGCGCAGGGGTTACTTGGGTTTCAGCAGGTTACAGTTGAGATTTTAGTTGCTGTAACCTGTGAAAGCTTTTGAAAAGGCTAGATAAAATGGGCAAAGTTACAGGGTTACAGTGGAATCAAAGAAATGATCTTCAAGAGTAAATGTAGTAGGACTTTTTTCCTATTCATCCTTGTTCTATTTTTCATATAGGAAATAGGTTGAATACCCCCCAAATGCCGTAATGCTGAAACCTTAAATGATTTCAAAGAGTTATGGGCGATGCGGTGCTGTAACCTGCTGTAACCATTACGGTCCCGGCGTGAACGAAAGTGGAACATATCGTCAAAAATGTCGTAACGGTTTTGTGTCTTGCAGGGTCACGCGCCAGGAGCGTATTGTTCCAGTCCCTTCCGTCTTTTTGTCGGGGCGGGTGGGTTCCAGGGTGGGGATGCCCCCATGAATTTGTTGCAGGTTCATGGGGGCATTCTCGCAGCAAGAATTGACTGAAAGCGAAACAATGTTGGAAAGGGATTTAGCTGATAAGTTTGCTGATATATTCTGCAAGTATACGTTGCTTACGCCAATTAATAACGCACAAGCGGGTTGGCCAGATCGTTTTATTCAGTTACCGAATAGCAGGGTAGTAGCGGCGGAGCTAAAGATTGCCTCTCTAAATACTCGTGGTTACTTCGTATTGACTTCGTTTCGCCAAACACAAGCGGCATGGTTGGCGAAGTGGCAACGGAAAGGGGGATTGGGATTTCTGTTTGTTGGAGTAACGAATAAGGCGAGTCGGGTTGGTTGCTTTATTCTAAGCTATGATAAATGGGATTCTTGGCTAGATGCAAATACACAACGTTATTATGTTGATAACGTAAAAATCTATACTGACAAAGAAAGCATAGTTGAGTGGTTTGAACACTACGCTGGAATAATGAAGCCGAACATTTAGCTTTTGGAGTCGTTGCAGTAACATAGAAGTGATGGAGCCTCTGCCGCCAGGAGCGTTGACAGACTCGATGATCCTATGCATCAGTAACGTTTCACGGAGTCGAGCCGATGCCTGATGGATTTGAACCGCATACTGAACTGGCAAGAATCTATACACTAAAGGAATTGATGACTGGCTGCCGCCAATTGGTTCCGGAAGTTATGAGCGTGATTCGGGATGCGTTGCGGGATGATAGTATCGTTATCAGGTTGAAGGCCGCTGACATGGTAATGGATCGCGGTTTCGGAAAGCCGAGGCAACATACCGAGGTAACGATTGGCGATAAGGGGCAACGAACCTATATTGGCTTGCCGCCCAATGGCCGGGACGATATTCCTTCCGGCTCCGTGATTGATGCTATAGCGGTATGAGTTCTAAAATTAGAATTCGTCCGCTTCCGGAATAAAGGAAGCCATGCTCGATTCGGCAGGCAACGATCTAGGCGAGATTTGCATTGGACCGCAACCCGGTCCACAAGTAACGTTTTTGTCTACTCCTGCCGATGTTGCAATATATGGTGGCGCGGCCGGTGGCGGCAAAACCTACGGACTATTGCTGGAAGCGGCACGACATATTGATAATCCTGATTATGGCGCCGTAATATTCCGCCGGGAAGCGGTGCAAATAACAAGCGAAGGCGGACTCCTAGATACCTCGTTTAATCTATACAACGAAATTGATGGCAGAGTGAAACTGTCGCCGCACTATCAATGGCAATTCCCTAGCGGCGCAACCATTACGTTTAGCCATCTACACAATAAGGATGATGTTAACAATTGGCAAGGATCGCAAATCCCGCTGATTGGTTACGATGAACTAACGCATTTTACCGAATGGCAATTCTGGTATATGCTGAGTCGTAATCGTTCCATGTGCGGAGTTCGCCCTTACATTCGCGCAACGTGCAATCCCGATGCTGATAGTTGGGTTGCCGATTTGGTTTCATGGTATATCGATTCCGATACGGGGTATCCTATTCCAAAACGTTCTGGCGCGATAAGATATTTCGTGCGCCATGACAACAAACTATTTTGGGCCGATACGCGCCAGGAGCTAATCAAAGACTTCCCCAATACGTTGCCGAAATCTTTTACATTCATTGCGGCAACGTTATCAGACAATGTTGCGCTAACAGAACGCGATCCTAATTACCGCGCTAATCTCCTGGCGATGAATCGTGTCGAGCGCGAAAGATTGTTGTTTGGTAACTGGAAGATCAAGCCTGAATCGGGCAGTTATTTTCCGGCAATAAATGTAACGATTATTCCCGCAATTCCAAACGATGTTGTTGCATGGGTAAGACGTTGGGATTTGGCGGCAACGGAACCAAGCGAAACAAACCCGAGTCCTTCTGCTACTGCATCGGTATTGATGGGAAGGCGTAAGGATGGGCGCATCGTCATTGCCGATGCAATCAATATCCGCAAGAATGCTAGTGTTGTTCGCGATGTAATGAAAAACGTTGCGAGTCAAGACAGAGCTAGTTTTCAACGCGTAATAACTGTGATTCCGCAAGACCCTGGCCAAGCCGGAAAGGATCAAGCCAATTCGCTAACGAAACATCTTCTAGGTCATCGGGTTAAATCCGTGCGCGAAACAGGGGCAAAGAAAACGCGAGCGGAACCATTCTCTGCGCAGTGGCAGGCTGGCAACGTTGAGATAGTGCAAGGAAATTGGAATAAAGATTACCTTCTGGAAATGAGTGCATTTCCTGGCGCCGATCATGATGATTACGTTGATGCATCAAGTGGGGCGTTTCTAGAATGTGTTGATAATCAATACGGCAAATGGTTGGCGCTAGCATCATGAGCGCAACCAAAAGGACAATTGGTATCGGTAAACGTTTCGATGGTTTTATGAATGTTTTGTCTGGCCTAGGTAGTGGTATGGACCGCACTCTGGCAACAAAACAAACGAGTCGTTTCGGTCCCAGATTTTCTCCGTTAGACCTTGGCGATCTATACTTGACCAATGGGCTAGCGCAAAAAATTATAGACCGGCCAAGTGATGATTGCGTGCAACGTGGAGTCACAGTAGAAGGCGATGATGACTCCGTAATGAGTGACGAATACGACCGCTTGCAAGTATTGGCAAAGCTTGCCAATGCGTTACGATGGTCTAGACTGTTTGGTGGCGCAGTATTGTTGCTGATTGCCAAGGATGGCAAAAACTTAGAAGAGCCGCTAGACCTTAACAATCTAGAAACGGTTGAAGAAATTAGAGTCTATGATGTAACGGCTATCCGTGGCACGGATCGTTACTATGAGGATATAACTGATCCGACTACTTACGGCAAAATGGAATACTACGAACTTATTCCGCCAGGGGTTCAAGCGGTATTGATTCATGAAACGAGAATCATTACTGTTGGCGGTGAACCAGTTCCGACTCGTTATACATTTGCAACTAGCACGACTGCTAGATTGCCATGGGTGGGGCGTTCCGTTTTGGAATCCTGCGCCCCTGATATCATTCGATATCAGCAAGGATTGGAATGGTCTTTGAGGTTGCTTGAACGTAAGCAACAGGCTGTTTATCAAATGTCGGGCTTGGGCGAAATGTTCCAGGCTGGCGATGATTCGGTGGTAACGAAACGAATCCATTTGGTTGATATGGTGCGAGGCAATCTTAATTCTGTAGTCGTTGATAAAGAGGATACTTACACAATCATCAATGCCAGCATGGATGGCATTGATTCGACTCTGAAAGAATATCAAACCGCTCTTGCAGCTAGTTCTAGCATCCCTATTATGGTTCTGTTTGGCGAACAAGGGACCGGACTCAGTAATAGCGGGGCAGGTAACCTTGAAGCTTACTATGGCATGGTTGCCCATATCCAAAGCGTAATAGCTAGACCGGCACTGGAAAGGCTAACCTCTATTCTGTGGGTGCAACAATCTCTGTCAGAGAGTCCGCCCGATAAGTGGAAAATCGTTTTCAATCCGCTATGGATTTCTTCTGATCTAGAAAATGCACAAACGAAACAAGCGGCGGCGCAAGCTAATGCTGCCGAGGTAACGACTCTTTTAAGTTTGATGACAGAGCAAATCCTGTCGCCCGAGGAAGTTAGAACGATTATTGTTGATCGTTACGATGAATACGATTTGCCTGATAAGTTGCCTGATATCATCGAAGAGGTTAACTATGCGGAAGGAGTCGATAAGACTCTAATGGATGTTCCTGCCGATCCGGATGCCCCGCCAGGAGCAACTAATAATGCCAAGAATTAAACGGCGCAAAGCTATCAAGCCGATGAAATATCCCATTGCGTATGAGTATACATATCGCAAAGAATTGCTTGCGCTTAGTCATCAATTGAAGCTTTCGCTAAAGAAACATATGGCTCCGGAAGTGCCAGGTATGGTTGCGGAAGTAACCAGCACGCTAGATCATCCTTCTGGCAAAATGATTCGGCATGATGCATGGCGCGATGACTTGCGCCGCATCATGGATCGTATTGCAAAGGATATGATTAGGCCGACAAATGATGCAATTAACCGGATGGTTTCGCTCGGCCCGCAAGTGAATCAATACAATAAAGACCAATGGCGCAGTTTGGTTCGTTCGCAGTATGGAGTT